CCTAAAGACTTGGTATGTGACCACATCATCAATACAGCTCAAGGCGGTACTGACGACCCAACCAATCTACAAACCCTCTGCAATCCATGCCATGACAAAAAAACTCATGCCGAGAGTATGGCGGGGGGTATCAAAAAATTGTAAACCGATGGTCAGCGGACACCGCGCCCCCTCTCGTTTGCAAAAAAAATGTCATTTTTGGCAAAAAGTTAAAAATATTAACATGGTGACGTATGTCTTTGACAAAAAAAAAGAAGGCTTTTGCTAGAGCAAAGGTGGCAGGGTTATCAAACCGCGATGCCGCACTCAAAGCCGGGTATTCTGCGGGCACAGCATCATCCGCAGGCTCTCGCTTAGCGAAAGACGAAGACGTGGCTAAGTATTTGGCAAAAATCGAAACCGCCGCATTTAAAAGCGAAAACAATGAAGTCGAAATCGAAGCAAAAGACCCAATGGACGTGCTACTCAAGCAGATGAATTCGTTTGATGAGGATGTATCATTTAGGGCCGCCGCTGCATTGATGCCATATTTCCACGCGAAAAAAGAGTCAGCCGGCAAAAAAGAGTCACGACTAGACGAAGCAAAAGGCATTGCGGCAAACGACAGCCTCCCAAGCAACCAATTGGATTTAACCGAAACAGCTGAATATAAACACTACTCATGACTACACAATGGACGACAGCCTTGCCTGATTGGGAAGAGCGTATCGTCAAAGGTGAGTCTTTAGTGCCGTGCAAGCCCTTATACCCAAAGACTGGCGTCAACGCATTGCTCAAGTTTAAGCAGTTAGTTATCCAGGACATGATTGACTCGCCCACCTTTGGCGAAGTTAGTCGGCAATGGGTATTTGATTTTGTTGTATCCATCTTTGGAGCATACGACGAGGAGTCAAAGCGTCAAAAAATCACTGAATTTTTTTTACTAATCAGCAAAAAAAACACTAAATCAACATTGGCTGCCGGCATCATGATGACGGCTTTGCTAATCAATCGACGACCATCAGCGAGTCTAATTATTTTAGCGCCCACAAAAGAGGTCGCCGATAACTCGTTTATCCCGATTCGCGATATGATTAAAACTAATGAGCGGTATCGGGTGCGTTTTAATGTATCTGAGCATACTCGCACTATCACTGACTTAAGTAACAACGCAACGCTCAAGGTGATTGCCGCTGAATCGGATACGCTTGCGGGGGTTAAAGCATCTTTTATCTTGATTGACGAGCTTTGGCTATTTGGCAAACGTGTCAAGGCGGAGAGTGTTTTGCGCGAGGCAACTGGCGGATTAGCAAGCCGCCCCGAAGGTTTTGTGATTTATCTGAGCACCCAGTCAGACGAGCCGCCAGCAGGGATTTTTAAGCAGAAGCTTGATTATGCGCGTGATGTACGTGATGGCAAGGCAGTCAATAACAAATTTTTGCCTGTTATCTATGAGTACCCAAAGTCAATGCTTGATAATAATGAGCATCTTGACCCAAAAAACTGGTACGTCACAAATCCAAATTTAGGCGCATCTGTCGATACAGAGTATTTGATTAATCAGTATGAGCAGGTCAAAGACACAAAAGAGTCGCTACAAGACTTTATGGCAAAGCATCTCAATGTCGAGATCGGGCTATCATTGCGGGCTAATCGCTGGGCAGGGGCGGAATTTTGGCTTGAATCTGGCGAAGATTTTACCCTTGATGAGATGATTGAGCAGTGCGAAGTCCTTACAGTCGGCATTGATGGTGGGGGCTTGGATGACTTGCTTGGCTATGCAGTGGTCGGTAGGTGCAAAGATAACTATCATAAATGGCTACTTTGGACGCATGCCTGGTGCTTTGATAGTGTGCTTGAGCGACACAAACAAATTGAGCCGTTACTGCGAGATTTTGAATCTGACGGCGATTTGACTATCAACAAAAAGTCCGATGCAGGTAAAGATGCCAAGCAAGCCGCTGAAATCACTAAAAAACTGTTAGACAGTGGCAAGCTCCACTCAATCGGGTTTGATAATGCTAAAAAAGACGTCTTAGTCGATGCGTTTGTTGAAATTGGCATCCCTGAAAACATCATGTTTGGTGTATCGCAAGGGATTAGATTAGCTGGGTATATCCAAACCACTGAGCGTAAGTTGGCAGGTGGGCAGTTTATCCATGCTAATCAAGCACTCATGGCCTGGTGCGCAGGTAATGCCCGTGTCACGATGAAAGGCAACGGTATGATGATTGATAAACAGCAATCAGGCATTGCCAAGATTGATCCATTAATGGGCACATTCAACGCTGTAGCATTAATGAGTCAAAACCCAGAGCCGCCGAAAAAAGTCGATGAAGTGAGTGTGTTTTTTGTTTAACATAGTATAATTACTAAAATACTTAAAAGGTTGATGCTATGGACAACTTTTCAGATAGAATCGCTAAAGCAATATTTGACTTTCAAGAAAAAAATGATGGTGAGCATCCTACCACTATCAAAGTAAGTCCTAAGTTAATTAATAAATTAGTAAGAGATGGATTAACTCGAAATACTGTCAAATTGGATACTATCTCAAAACCATACGAAGACCAAAAGTTATATGGTTTTAATATTCAAATTGATAAAAATGTTGATGAGTTTGAATTAGTTAAATAAAACCATCCTTACAACAAAAGCCCTTGCAGAAATGCGGGGCTTTTTTAATGTTAAGAGAAAACCAAAATGACCAAAGCCTACTCAACCCTAAAAGTCAAAGAAGTCACTGACAACGGCGATGAGCGCATTATCACCGGCATTGCCTCAACACCAACACCGGACCGCGATGATGACATCATTGAGCCGAGCGGGGCAAAATTTGCGCTACCCATCCCGCTACTATGGCAGCACAACCACAACCAACCCATTGGCGAAGTGACCGAAGCCAAAATCACAGATGCTGGCATCGAAATCACCGCAAAAATCGCAAAAATCGACGAAGACGGCACGCTCAAAGACCGTATCGATGAAGCCTGGCAATCTATCAAATCAGGCTTGGTGAAGTGCTTATCCGTCGGTTTTCGCACGCTTGAATACAACTATATCGACTCAACTTGGGGACTGCATATCAAAGAATGGGAATGGTATGAGCTATCTGCCGTCACCATCCCTGCAAACTCAGATGCAGTCATCACATCCGTTAAAGACTTTAAAAAGGCATTTGCCGATGGTGCAAGCAAAGCCCCCGCGCTTGGGGGTGACGCCAATAAAACACCATCACAAACCGATGCCACAAAAACCGCTCCTGTCGGCGTTACGACTGGGCAAGAAACTGCTAAACAGCAATCCTTTGTAACCCTTATTCCGCAACCAAGCGGGGGAGTTAAATTATTATGACTTATCAAGAACAGCTAGCGCGTGTCAAAGCCACATTAGCCGCTAAACGCAAGGCAATGGGCGATGTAATGACCAAAGCCGCCAAAGAAGACCGCACCCCAAATGCTGATGAAAACAGCCAAATTGAAGCCCTTGAAGAAGAAATCAAACAGCTCGAACGCAATGAGCAGCGTTTAATTGGGTTAATTAAGTCACTAAATGCCGCTGAAAACCTAACACCTGTCGCGGGTGATAACCCAGAGCAGGCAGGTGCCAGCGCCGATGGCGAAAAAGAACCTCAAAATGCAGGTAAAAACGTGACAGTAACCGAACCAAAACTTGCACCAGGTATCGGCTTTGTGCAAATGGCAAAGGCGAAAGCCCTGTCAGCTAAACTAGCCACGCAGGGCAGTTATGTGTCCGCTGTTGAAATTGCCAAATCAGCAGGCATGCACCCAAAAGTCGTTGAAGAGCTACAAAAAGCCGTTGAAGTTATGTCAACAACCAACGCGGGTGTGTTGGTGCCAACTACACCGCTGACTGATGAGTTTGTCGAGTTGTTGCGCGCCGATAGTATCGTTGACCAGTTGGCCAGCAAAATGCGCAAAGGTAAATTTAATAGTACCATCGCAGGTATGGCAACTGGTGCGACATCTCAATGGGTGGGTGAAGGCGAAGCTAAACCTGTGACCAATGCGACTTACAACAGCGTGACGATAAAACGCCACAAAGTTGCAGGTATCTCGGTGCTCACCGATGAGCTAAGCCGTTTTAACCTGTATGGCAATGATCAAATCGTTTTAAATGATTTAATTGAGTCAAATCGTATGCTGCTTGATTTGACCTTTATCGACGATCAGCCAGAAAATGACCGCCGTCCAGCAGGCTCACTAAATGGCGCAACCATCACCGATGTAGCTGCATCAGATGCAACCACTATCAAGGCTGCATTGGCAGGACTACGCAAGCAGTTTATCTCTGATAATTTATCATTGTCTGATGCGGCTTACATTATGTCTGAAACACGGGCCAATGAATGGGCAGAACTTGAAACGCCACTCGGTGCGCCAGTTTTCCCAGGCTTACAAGCGCCAAAAGGTGAAAAAACCATCAACGGTATCCCTGTTATTGAGTCTGAAAGTGCAGGTACCATCGTTGAACTGGTTAAAGCCAGTGAGTTTTATCTGGCGGATGAAGGTCAAGTCGAAGTGGCGTACAGCAAAGACGCAACTATCACGATGCCTGATGGCAAACCGGTACATCTATTCCAAGAGAATAAAGAAGCCATCCGTGCTGAGCGCTTTATCACTTGGGCAAAACGTCGTCAAAAAGTGGCAGCCGCGTTACGCTTTGCTGCTTAATCTGAAGCGAATTATCCAAAAACAGTCCTACTTAACCGCAGGGCTGTTTTTTTATGCGTTGGCGTTGGTAAGGTCCCTCCTATCTCCTGCTTATCAGCGTTAACGCATAAACAAATAGCCGATTTTTGGATAACACTATGCTAATTAAATACCTTAAAAATGCCCCAAACGCTTATGAAGGTGATATCAAAGACATCCCAGATGAGCAAGCAAAAGTCTTGATTTTGACCGGCTATGCCAAAGAGCATAAACAACGAGCGAAAACAGACAAAACTGACACCCAAACCGACCTTTTAACCCCAGAACCTACAACAGACGAGTAAAAACATGGGCTTTTTTGACACCGCTAAACATTGGCTAGGCTTAAAATCGACAACGCCCGTCAATAATGGCGGTGGTTGGGCAGTCGTTGGCAGTACCACAATTCAAGACCCTGTCATGGGCGCATGGCAACGCAACCAAGAGCTTAAAACCACGGATTTATTCTCATATCACGCGGTTTTTGCCTGTGTCACGCTGATTAGTGGCGATGTGGGTAAATTGCGGTTTTATCCCAAGCGCCTTAAAGATGGTGTGCTAACTATCACCAAATCCAAGGCAACACGGATTTTTAAAAAGCCAAACAATCTACAAACTTGGCAGCAGTTTGCTGAGCAGTGGATTAACTCAAAAACCAAACGCGGCAATACCTACGTTTGGAAACAACGCGATATTTTTGGGGATGTGTATCAATTGCATGTACTCAATCCAGACCGCGTACAAACGCTGGTCGCCGACAACGGCGAAGTATTTTATCAAATCGCCCGTGACAAGTTATTTAACATTGATACTGACACAGTAATGCCAGCAAGCGAGATTATCCATGACCGTTTTAATTGTTTGTATCATCCTCTGGTTGGCCTTTCGCCCATCACTGCGTGTGCGATATCGGCATCACAAGGAATAGCCATCCAAAACAATCAAACCATTTTATTTAAAAACGGTAGTCGCCCTGATGGGGTGTTGTCAGTACCGGCAGCGATATCGGAAGAAAAGGCAAGGCACGCGAAATTAAAGCGCAATGGCAAGCAACGCATAGCGGTGTCAATCAAGGCGGCGTGGCAGTACTGGGCGATGGCGCGAAATATGAAATTATTAGTATCTCAGCTGATGATGCCCAGCTGATTGATCAGTTGAAACTTACGGGCGAAATCGTTTGTAGCGTGTTTCATGTGCCGCCGTTTAAAGTTGGCATTGGGTCAATCCCGACAGGCACCAAAATTGAAGATTTGAACGAAATCTACTATAGCGACTGTCTGCAACACTATATTGAGTCAATCGAAAATCTGCTAGATGCTCACCTTGAACTTGAAGATGGTGTCGAGATTGAAGCGGATTTGGACACACTTATCCGCATGGATAGTACCAGTAAGATTGATTATCTCACTAAAGGCACACAAGGCGGCATTATCGCACCCAATGAAGCGCGCGCCGAGCTTGGCTACGCACCTGTCATGGGTGGCGATACGCCACTTATGCAACAACAAAACTACTCATTGGCAGCATTGGCAAAAAGGGATGCAAAAGATGACCCATTTAGCAAGGATTTATCCGCACCAGCGCAAACGGCTGAAGATACCGCAAAAACGGTTATCCATAACCACTATCAACCGCCAAATACACCAGAAGCGCCACACGATACAGCAAAATCAGCGACAAAACCTGAATTTGACGACCTGTATAAAGGCAAGTTTGACGCCGATGTCGCCTATGCAAAAGGCGATTTTGTCAGTAAAAAAGGCGGTCTTTGGGTGGCTACAGCGGCTAGCCAAGGCGATTTTAGGCATGAAAACTGGAAATTGGTCTCTAAAAACGGGGGTGAACAGTGAGTTACGCCACCCTTGATGACGTTAAACAGCATTTGCACTATGACGACAATAGCAATGATACGGTTTTGCAGGCATACATCGATGCAAGCACTCAAGTTATTAACGACTACATAACTGATAACGTTACTGACGATATGTTGCCAAGACTTCAAGTCGCTACATTTTTGCTTTGTGGTTTCATTGATGATGATAGAAATTCGCAGCAGACTATGACACCGACACCTAGTTTTAGTGGGTTGCCGCATCCTGTTGAAATGCTATTACTATCTTATCGTAAGCCAACGGTGGTGTGACATGCAAGCCATTTACTATTTTATCCAAGTTTGTTTGGCTTGCGGCATTGCGGGGCTAATTGGCATTTTGCCGTTTTATTTACTATTGGCACTGGTAAGGGCTAAAAACAATGAAAGCGAGTAAATTACGGCAGCGTATTACGCTGATTACAGTGACGACAACACAAAGTCCAACTGGCGGCAGCCCTAAGACTACGTACACCGAAGGTCCAACAATCTGGGCAAATATTGAGCCATTGTCAACACGTGATGTCATCCAAGCTAAAGCGGCAGGCAGTCAAGTTACTTTACGCTGTATTATCCGTTATCGCAAAGACATCAACTCCACCAATCGCATCAAATACGATGGCAAAACCTACAAAATCGATGGCGAACCACTGGCGGATAAGGGCAGTGGACGCGAATATCTAACTTTACTTTTGGTGAGCGTATGATCACAACAGACGTACAAGTCGTGGGGTTACGTGAGCTTGATGACGCGCTTGCCCAGTTTAGTGACAAAGTTGCTAAAAAAGCATTGGATAGCGCATTGTCCTACGCAGCGACTCCAATCGTTAAAGAAGCAAAAGTCAAAGCTGCGCTTGCAAATGAGCCGCATGAGATGGTGTATGGTAGGGCAGGTAATAAAGTTACTGTTCAACCAGGCTTGTTAAAATCGTCGATCCGAAAACGTAGACTCAAGAAAAAGGAGCTTAACGAACTAGGGGTGTCAGCTGGTACCGCGATTTATATTGGTAAAGGCACTAAACAAAAACTCTATCCCCGTTATTGGGTATTTGTCGAGTATGGTACATCAAAGCATGCGCCAGCGCCGTTTTTACGCCCTGCATTTGACACTAAAGCACATGAAGCCATTGAACGGTTTAAAGCTAAATTGCGTGAAAACATTGAAAAGGAAGGTGGCGTTATTGCAGGTACAGGAGGTAATGAGTGAATTTAGGACAACAGCTTTATCCAATTTTATCACCGCTTGTTGGAGGACGTGTGTTTCCTATGCAGCGCTGGGAAGGAGCAAATAGCGCCACCCCTTATGTCATTTATTCCAAGGTGTCGAGTATCCCAGATAATACGATGGATGGCTTTAGCGGTCATGAGTATGTGCGGGTACAAATCGATATTTATCATGAAGATTATGACGAATTAGATGCGCTCGCCATTCAAGTTATAGATGCTATTAATACAGGTATCCCACTTTCAGAATTTTTAAGCCGTCAAGAATTGCCCGATGATGATACTGGGCTATATCGCCAATCAATGGATTGGCAACTATGGACATCAACCTAAAATCAACTAACGCCTAGGAGTTAATCATGGCAGATCAATCCGTCGATAGCTTTTACCAGCTAAAGTATTCCACCGATGGCACCGCTTATAAAAAAGTGCCAAAATTGCAAAACGCAGACCCACCGCCCCGCAAAAAAACACTGGATGAAGTCACCGCAACCGATGATCACGTCAAAGTCGAAGAGCCGGTAGATTTTTATGAAGGGGGCGAAATCAAGGCAGAGATTGCCTATATCGAGTCTGACCCCGACCATATCGCACTCAAAAAAGCCTACGATGACGGCACTGAGTTAAATTGGCAATACATCTTTACTCAAGCGCCATCGCTCAGCCAGCAATTTAAGGGCCGCATCAGTGATTGGACACCAAAAACTGACCCCAAGAAAAAATTGCGTATCGAAATGGCTATCACCATCACCACACAGCCAACCAATGTGACGGTAGTTTAACCACCCTAAAGCCATTTAATTTGTTGAATGGCTTTATCCATTAAATCAAAAATGAAAAGGTAATATTATGAGTTTTAAAGCAGCATTATTAGGCGCCGTTGTTACTGGCGGTTTGCAACCTGTACCATACACTGACCCAACCACGGGCGAAAAAGCATTTTTGAAACGCTTTACCATTGGTGAGCGTGAAGCCTACTACAAGCAGCTGTCAAAAGCAGCAGACGGCAAAGGCAATGCGACTGCCATGTCATTGTTTTTGGTAGATGCTAATGGCAATCGTATCTTTAACGATGAAGACATTGATAGCTTGGCACAGTTGCCAGATGTGTTTTTTGATAACGCGATGAAAGCATTTGCCGAAATCAACGAACCCAAAACCACGGTCGAGCAAGCTGAAAAAAACTAAGAGCCGCGTATCAAACGCGGTTTTTGTTTAAGTTAGCTGGGCATCTTGGTATGACAGTTGCACAATTAAAATCATCGATGGATATCGAAGAGCTTGCGCACTGGATGGCGTATGACCAGATTGACCCTATTGGCGGGTATCGTCAAGATATTAATTTTGCCATGCTTGCAAATTTATCAGCCAAAATAGCTGGCGTTGAAGATACCAAGTTATCTGATTATTTGGTCTTTGACCCTGATCCTGTGGATGAAGACGAGCATGAGCGCCGTGAGCAAGCTGAGCAAATAGCCAAATGGCAAGCCCAAACGCTTGAAATGCAGCAATATTTTGAGCATTTGAAAGTTAAAAAGCCATTGCCCAGTGAGTGACTTTTGTTTATGCTGTAATCTTACTGTATTGTTACTAAAGGGATTACAGCATGGCAAAACTAATAGCATGTAAGGATTGTGGTCATCAAGTAAGTAAAAATGCCACGCAATGCCCCAATTGCGGCGCAAAAATAAAACGTACATCGCCCATTTTAAATATCATTGTTGGTATTATCCTACTCTCAATTGTGTGGGCAATGATCAAGTCGTGCAATAGTGAAACATCAACACAGGCACCAACGACACAAAACAGCGCCAACAATCAATCATTGGTAGGTAGTGCATCAGCGGCCAAAGAAACATCACCCGAAAAACCAGTAGCCGCATCAAATTGGCGATATGACAGCGATGTTGACAAAATGCGTGGTAATACCACTTATTATGCTGACGCAACATCATTAAATAGTGCAAATTTCCAATTCCCTTACCAGGGCGAATCGCACTTACACATCATCCTACGCAATAAAGGCGAGGGCAATGATGTGATGTTTAGTATTGATAAAGGGCAATTTCATTGCAGCTATGATGGGTGCGAAATATCGGTTAAATTTGATAATGAAGCGATAAAGACTTACACAGTCAACGAAGCAGATGCCGGTAAAAATGATGTCGTCTTTTTAGCATCGGGCGAAGACGCTTTTATCAAAAAGCTAAAAACATCCAAAAAAGTAATCATTGAAGCACCATTTTTCCAAGAGCCGCGCACCCAGTTTGATTTTGATACTGCCGGACTCGAATGGAAACGTTAAAGAATACATTACTAAAAAACCCACTCATTGCAGTGGGTTTTTTATTGCCAAAAATTAACAATCGGAGTAAATCATGTCAACTGTATTAGGACAAGCGCAAATTATCTTGACCGCCGATACGGCACGATTTACGTCCGAAATCAATAACGCCCGCAATCTATCCGTGAATAGTTTTGCTGATATCAAAAGAAGTGCGCAAGAGATTGCAAAAGTTAGCTTAATGGGGGTAGTAGCGGGTGCAACTGCTGGCGCAACCGCATTGGCTGCCATGACTACTGAACAAGTAAAACTGGCAAACGAGTTATCCAAAACCGCTCAAGTCGCAAACACATCTGTTGCCGCTATCCAAAAATACACATTTGCTGCCAAGGCTGCAGGTATTGAGCAAGACAAACTTGCGGATATTTTTAAAGACACGCAAGACAAAGTCGGTGATTTTTTATCAACTGGCGGTGGTGAGTTACAAGACTTTTTTAAAAATGTTGCACCACAAGCAAACTTGACTGCTGATGCACTGCGTAAAATGTCAGGCCCAGAAGCACTGCAAGCCATGTATAACGCGATGGACAAAGCCAATCTCAGCCAATCTGAGATGGTTTTTTACATGGAAGGCATCGCTGACGAAGCGTCAAGCCTTATCCCGTTGCTTGCTGATGGTGGTGCAGGCTTTAAGCTATGGGCGGACGCTGCTGAAAACGCAGGCGCT